GTGTTCAATTTGAACGATCTGGTGATCTTTTAGGTCATGTATATTTCACTATAGATGATAATACAACCGCCCTCGATTCCCAAAGGTGGGATAATATTATCGAAAGCGTTGAGCTCTTAATTGGGGGGTCCGTTATCGATAAACAAGATGCTGTATTCACAGAAAACGTTGCCGTGGATACTTTTGCCACAAATGTATCGAAGAGTGCTCAAGGTACCCACCCAGGTATATCTGCTCGGTCTTTTTTTTACCCTCTCAGATTTTTCCATTGTGAAAGTCCTAGTCTAGCTATCCCAATCGTTGCATTAAACTACCATAATGTGGAAATTAGGATTAATTGGGCATCCCAAGCTGCAAACTATAATGTAGAATGTTACGCCAATTATTACTATCTCGACACTGAAGAGCGTGGAAATATTGCTTCTCGCACCCACGATCTTCTCATCACTCAAGTACAAAAGAGCATTCCATCTGGAAATAAAATACAAGAACTCACATTCAATCACCCTGTGAAATACTTGGCATCTTCTAACACTACAACTAATAGCGCTCTCACATCACCCACCAACAAAATCAAGTTGAATGTTAATGGTGTAGATTTGGCCAACTATCGTTGGGGTAAACCTCATTTCATTGATATAAGCCACTATTATCACACCAACTTTGTGGCATCCCCAGATTTCTTCTTGTATCCCTTCTGTATTTCCACAAGTTCCCTTCAGCCCACAGGAACTCTAAATTTCAGTCGTCTAAATACAGTCAAACTCATGAGTGAGTCTATGAACATCCTAGACCCTATATATGCCGTGAATTATAATATCCTCCGGGTTCAAAATGGCCTCGCGGCGCTCCTCTATGCGAATTAAAATGCCATTGTATATTAAATGGTCAAGAACTTGCCGACGGTGGAACGTTCCACCAAGATTAGGTTCGGTAAAAACTGTACCAACGACCAGGCAGAAAACACGATCGTGTTCAATGCGACTGAAGGGGAAATTGATACACCCTTTTCAGATTCCGTGTATATAACACCTCTACGTTTACGTACGGATCTATCTGATAGAAATATTAGTGTGTTGGCTTACAATCAAGTCACCAAGGAAATGATGGACTCTGGTGCGATCGCCGAAGATATTCTTAATTTTACACTCGAAGCAGCTATAATTAATGGAAATGTTACTGCAAATACAGTTTCTTTTAACAACGTGTCCACATCTGTCACGACACTTTCAAATGTCGGAATAGCCAATAATACACCTACAGATACACTTTCTGTGGGTTCTAAAGTGTTTGTAAATCAAACGGCTGCAAATACCCTAACTGTTTTGGGAAGTACATATATTCAAAATAGTTTGGTGGTCGATGGGGATGCGACATTTAACGGACTCGTCACAACTTTACATTCGAACAATACTGTCATCAAGGATGCTATAGTGGAACTTGGTAAAGATAATGTTGTTGGTGATTCAATTTTAGATCTTGGTTTTATAATGACCCGACCAAATCCAGATGCAAATGTTGCAATAGGATTTAGAGAAGTTTCAAATGAATTTGTAATTGCGTATACAAATTCGAGTGCGGGTGGTCATACGATTACTCCCGTTGGTCAAGATATGAATGTCCACGTGTACGGTCAAATTTTTACGGAATCAAATGTTGGTATTATCAATACGAGTCCCATACACACTTTAGATGTGGGTTCAAACCTCTTTGTAGACGAATTTGGTTCAAATATTTTGGTGGTGACGGGTAATACAAGTATTTCCGCCGACTTGACAGTTGACGGAGATACTTTATTTGTAGATTCAGGTGTTGACAAAGTGGGTATCAATACATTGACCCCATCCGCAGAACTTCATGTTGTTGGTAATGTCTACGTGTCCTCAAATTTAACGGTTGACACAAATACACTTCATGTAGATGTCGAATCAAACCGAGTTGGTATAAATCAAATTAATCCTACAAAAGATCTCGATGTAAATGGAACAATCGCCGCTACTCGGCGCGTGGATAATTCTGGGTATGATCGTTTACTCATAGGTACAGATACGGGTACAACAATTCATTCAAGTTCAAATGCGCATCTCATTTCTTTGGGGTACAGAGCTGGTTATGATCGTCAACAATCCAACTCTGTAGCGATTGGTTATAAGGCGGGTAGTGTCACACAAGCAGAGTCTTCCATCGCCATTGGTGAAAGATCTGGTGAAACTGGGCAAGGTGCAAGTTCCATAGCTATTGGTGATAAAGCAGCTTTTCAAAATCAAGCTGCGTATTCTATCGCCATAGGTGAAAATGCTGGTGGTCAGGATCAAGCAGGTAATTCAATTGCTTTAGGTAAAGATGCTGGTAGTCAAAATCAGGGTCAGAAATCCATAGCTATAGGTGATGGTGCGGGTAAGTTTAATCAAGGTGAGGGTGCTATAGCTATAGGGTACTACGCGGGATACCCAACTGGTCAAGCTGCTGGATCTGTTATCATAAATGGTGGTACAGATGGTGGGGGTTTCAATAATACTACTACACAAAACGCACTTTTCATAAACCCCGTGAGAAACGTAAATAACTCAAATCTTTTGATGTATAACGCAGATTCCAAAGAATTCACATATGGAACTACTTTGAATAATACTCTCAATGTACTGAATAATCTTACAGTTGATACTGATACACTTTTTGTTGACTCAGTTTCTAAAGAAATTGGTATTAATACTGCATCACCAGATGCCAATCTTCATGTGGTTGGAAATACGTATATTTCTTCAAATTTAACCGTGGATCTAAATACTCTCCATGTAGATACAAACAAACATTTCGTTGGTATTGAAACAAATTATCCAGATGCTACTCTTCATTTGATGGGTAATGCCTATATTTCCGAAGATCTTACCGTCGATACAGATACTTTACATGTTGACACGACGACACATAGTGTCGGAGTCGAGACTAAAACCCCAAATGCGAATCTTCATGTGATGGGCAACGTCTATGTGTCGTCAAATCTAACTGTGGATACTGATACCCTCCACGTGGATTCAGTGAACCACTCGATCGGAGTCGAGACAAAGACACCAAATGCGAATCTTCATGTCGTGGGTAATACCTATGTGAGTTCCAACTTAACGGTTGACACAGACACTTTACACGTGGATTCATTAACCCATAGTGTTGGAGTTGAGACAAAGGTGCCCGACGCCAATTTACATGTGGTTGGTAACGTCTACGTGTCGTCTAATTTAACTGTGGATACAGATACTTTCCATGTAGACTCCACAACCAATTCTGTCGGAATAGAGACAAAGACACCCGACGCCAACCTTCATGTAGTAGGTAACACATATATTTCTTCAAACCTAACTGTTGATACTAATACTTTACATGTGGATGTAGGGAACAAGTCCGTAGGACTTGGAACGGTGACACCCTCGGCCGAATTACACGTCGTAGGTAATGTGTTTGTGACCTCAAACGTATCAATAGCCGATACCACAGCGACTTCGTCCAAAACAACTGGTGCTCTCAAGGTTGCTGGTGGTCTAGGTGTCGTGGGTGATATTCACGCAACTCACGCCAATTTGGAGGATGTAGAAGCTGATAGTGTCAATGTGACAGATTCAACCGTATCTTCTTCAAAAACAACTGGTGCTCTCAAAGTTGTTGGTGGTGTAGGTATATCTGGTGCGTTATTTGGTTCTACAGCTGAGTTAGATGGTATTACTAAGGTAACTAACAGTACAGCTACAAGCTCTAAAACCACTGGTGCTCTCATAGTCACCGGTGGTCTAGGTATTACTGGTGCTATACACGGAAGTGCGGTAAATTTTGAAGCAGCTGAACTTGACAGTCTTCATGTAACCAACACAACTTCCACAACCTCTAAAACCACGGGTGCTGCTCGTATAGCTGGTGGTTTGGGGGTTGCGGGTAATATTCATGCCACACATGTCAACTTTGAAGATGTTGTTGCTGATAGTTTGACCATCGAAGATACAACTTTATCCACCTCCAAAACCACTGGTGCGGTAATCGTAGCCGGTGGTCTAGGTGTTACAGATAATGTATACGCATCTAGATTTGTGGGTGACGGTGGACTCCTTTCAAATATTGCTACAAACTTACAATCAATCACTGAAAATGGAAATACAACTTCCAATGTTGTTCAATTCACTGGAACAGAAACAAGTTTTGTTTCTCATTCAAATGTTGGTATAGCCAACACAGACCCCGGTCATACTCTAAGCGTTGGTACCAATTTCTATGTAAACGAGGATGGTGCAAACACTGTAGTTGTAAATGGAAATGTTTCCATCAGTTCCAACTTAACTCTAGGAAGTAATATCTCTATAGCTGGTCTTTCAGTGAATAAGTTTCCTATTGTGGGTTCCAACAAATTCTTAGAAGATTCAATCATAACCAAAACTGGTAGTGACATAGTTATTTCTGGTGGCTTACAGGTAACGGGTAATATTTTTAAAAATGGTGATATAATTGCAGTTCATTCAAATAATACAGTCATTAAAGATCGTATATTGACCCTCGCGAATAATAATACACAAACTGCTCTTGATGTGGGTATTATCATGGAATATCCCGGGCACAACATAGCTATCGCTCACCACGGAGACGAATCACCCGAACGTCTTTCTATCGGGTATACCCAAAATGGGTATGTTGATACAACAATTGCCGCAGATAGTAACAATATAACCCTAGATGTTTTGGGAAATCTTCAAGTTCAAAATAACTTTACAGTAGATACGAGTACTTTCCATGTAGATTCAGTGACAAATCGTGTGGGTATACTTACGGCAGCTCCCGCGTATGCACTAGATGTTCATGGTAACTCGAATGTTGCTGTCGCGCGCTCCAAGTCTTCAGTGGTGACGGATGCCACGGCTACTACAAATAAAACATCTGGTGCCGTTACAGTGATAGGTGGTATCGGGGTGGGTGGTGACATTCACGCGACAGATGTTAATTTTGAGAATGCGATACTTGATAGTGCAACTATTCAAAATACAACAGCAGCGACTAGTAAAACATCGGGTGCTCTCCAAGTTGCGGGTGGAACGGGTATAACAGGGGCTTTATTTGGTTCCACAGCTGAATTTGATGGAATCACAAAGGTAACTAATGGCACAGCTTCTTCAGCCAAGGGGAATGGTGCCCTGATTGTTAGTGGTGGCCTAGGTGTCACGGGTGCTATATACGGAAGTACAGTGAATTTTGAGGGTGCCGAGGTAGATAATCTCACTGTTACTGATACAACCGTAGCAACTTCCAATACGAACGGTGCAGTCACTATAGCGGGTGGTCTCGGTGTCATAAAAGATATTTACGCGGCACAGTACCACGGTGACGGTAGTCAACTCACAGGACTCGTGACGACTCTCGAAGATGTGGCAAATAACGGAAATACCATGTCTAACGTCATTCAATTTAATAATAACCAAAGTATTTACGATACAAGTTTTGTGACGACTGGTAAAGCTGGTATTAAAACAGCAAATCCTACATATGATCTTCAAGTGACTGGTAATTCATACATTTCCTCAAATGTCACTGTAGATACAAATACTTTCCATGTAGATGCGGTAAACAACAAGGTTGGTGTGGGTACCACTGAACCCGATAAAACCTTACATGTCCAAGGTGATATTAAATTTACTGGAACGTTATTCGAAGATGATGCTCCATTTGTGACTTCTCCTTGGGTCACTACGGGCTCAGATATTTACTACAACGTAGGGAACGTGGGTTTCGGGACAAACGCCAACGTGGATGCCAACGTCCATGTTAATGGAAATGCGTACGTGTCTTCAAATATACACGTGGGACCAGGTGGAAATAACACATCAATCCTTGGTTACGCCGCTGTAGGATACGCGGGTGAGACGAATCACGCATCATTCGCACACACCGATAATAATACATCTACTAACTATGCACTTAAACAAACTTCCAGTGGGCCAACACATATCAATACAAAATCTGGAGGACATATTCGTTTTAACGTAAATAATAGTGAAGAAAAGATGCGCATAACAGGTGGGGGTGATCTAAAAGTTGGTTCTAATATTCTGTACGTAGATGCATCTGAGGCGAGTGTTGGTTTGGGAACTGCGACACCCAATTCCAACCTTCATGTGGTGGGTAACGCATTTGTAAGCTCAAACCTGACTGTAGGCAATAACGTGTATGTCACTGGTGGTCTCATCACAAACACTGGAGGTGTCACTAAAAAGACCTATAGTGTTTCTAGAACTGTTACTACGGGTGTAACTCCCCTAGTTGATATAAATTTCACATCAAACATCTTTTATGCGAAGATTACGGCACAACTCATAGATGGTGACGAGGATCTTAGTACAATGATTTTAGAAGTTTCGGGTGGACGTAAGAGTGGGGATACCCCAACAAAGAATATAGCCGTGGGTACTAAAAACATCTTTGGTGATCAAACCAATACAAATCCATGGAGTCCCACTGTTACCACAACTGGTAACAAAGTGACATTAACTACTAGCAACGCTCTAGATGCTCAGGATGGGTATGATGTCTTTGTAGAGTATATGTCTTCAAATTCAGATGGAAGTGTTGTATCTGTAGTTGAAAGAGTTGGTGGAAGTTCCACAATATTGGCTACGTTTGGCTACTAAACAAAATCCCATCAAACACACAAAAATCTTATATGTTCTCCAAATGTATAAGATTTTCTGTAGAAAAAAAGTATCGTACTATAACAAATGGTAAAGACTAATATCCAGACGTTCACTGGTGAAGTCGAAATTTTAAGTAACCTACATGTGGGGCCCTCAGGTTCTTCTTACTTGACGGCAAATGGTGCAGCTTCAAATGTACTAGATATTACCGGTAATGTAGGAGCAACATTTTTTGTTGGTGATGGTGGATTTCTTTCCAATATTGCTACGACACTAAGTGATATTGTTAATCAGGGAAATGTTTCCGCAAATGTATTACAGTTTAATTCAACTTCAGATTATGCGGGTGTAGGTCTTGTTACATCTAGTAATGTTGGTATTCAAAACACAGCCCCTTCACACACGTTGAGTATCGGTGACAAAATCCGCGTGAATAATAACACCGACGAATCTCTAGGTGAAAGTGTAATAGAAGTTGATGGTCGTATTCTTGCAACCCGGTTCAAGGGTGATGGTGGTCTTCTATCAAATATCGCGACAACTTTTGAATCTATTGTAAATCAGGGTAACGTTGCCTCAAATGTAGTTAAATTCAGTTCAGCTTCGGGATATGGGGGTGCGGGTGTTATTACTGACAGTAATGTTGGTATTCAAAATACAGCCCCTACTCACAACTTAAGTGTTGGCTCCAATCTCCATGTGAATGACACAGGTTCAAATGTCCTAACGGTTCATGGTAACGTTGTCGCGAGTAACTTAAACTTGGGTGTATTTTCAATTACTCCCGCATATGGCTTAAATGATGTGTGCAATACTAGCAATGGTACAACCAATGTTGTCCAATTCCAAAATGGAACTACGAGTCTTGTGGCTAGCTCTAATATTACTGCGAGTGGTAACATAACTGCTCAAACCATTATTAGTACAGCAAATGTAGAGATCACCGATCGTCTCAAATTTGATGGTAATGTTTTCGTCGATACCCTTAGGGTTGCTGACGTGGCTGCGAACATTGTGACATATGACCGAGCGACTGGTGAACTCACTGATTCTGGTGGAACTTTCTTGAATAAGTTTGCCATCGTCTCCGAACAACCTCCTTCGGATCTTTTCGCAAATGCCACTACCGTGACCGATCATGGGTCATACACACTCACAACTTCAAACTTAGCTACAAACTCTAATACCTACAATGCCTTTGATGGTACCGCGAACGCATGGACGGGTGGCACTGGCATGTACATCGGTGGTTCAAATGTCCTCATAGAAACAAATCTTACCCAACTTTCTAATTTACACCCTACACAGTTTGGTGACTGGCTCGCTATCGAGTTCCCGTATAAAACCACACTTCGTCATATGAAATTGACCCCCGCCACGGTATGGCAATCGTTCCCTTACGCGGCGAACCTATATGCGACCAACAATGATCTTACTTGGACTGAAATCAAGTATTGGGATGGTCTCAACCCCGGGTCAGCCTCTAACGTCCAGACAATCACGGTGAATGCCACTGAGCAGTTCAAGAAGTATGCCCTCGTCACCACTAAGCTTGTCCCTAATACAAACATCGCGTCAGCTGTCGCCCTCCAAGATTGGCAATTGTTCACCGAATCCTTCTCGATCGATGGGGGGAAGGTGGCGATGGCCACGTCGGCGGTCATGGGTGGTGAGACGACGATGGACCAACATGGGCCTCATGGGCGGGGGGTTACACCCCTGAAGAAGTACCCGGAGATTGCTTTTGATGCCTCGAAATTGGATGGGAACGATACAGCTAATGTTCACACACAAGCGGGGTATACTGTGAGTTCGAGTGGTACAAGTGTACCTGGCCTACACGATGGGTGGAAAGTGTTTGATGAAGGAGACGCGGTGACATCATATTGGCACTCTGTCGGAAGTACGTATACCAGTGGGACTGATGAATACTCTAGATCACCCGCTTCGACACTCGGAACTTTTAGTGGTGAATGGATTAAATTAGAGTTACCACATAAGATTAAGGTTTCACGTATTGCGTTACAGGGGCGACACGTCGATCGTTCATTTGGGAAATGGTATATACTTGGATCGAATGATGATTCAACATGGGATATTGTTCATCATAAAAACACGACAAACGATAATTTCGATGCAGCGAGACTGTACTCGTATACAATGACAGGTGCTTCCAAAGATAATTATTATAAATATTTCGCAATTCTAGGTACACATATTGTAGGTGATGATACACAAGCTAGTCTTGGAAAATGGGAACTCTACGGCTACGAAGAGGACCCACCCCTAGGGGACACTTCCGTAGACACCACCTTCACCTCCATAATGAACACCCCCCAAACCACTGGGGCCCAAGTCTATGTGGACGCCAAATTGTCCTCCGACTTTACCAATAGGGTCGTGGGTCCAACCGTTTCCAATACGCACACGACCTACGTGAGTGCGGAGAAATACTGGGAACTTTCGGGGAATGTTGAATCTAATGTGACCCTCGAGGCCAATACGTTCCTTTCGGGTGATGCCCCACACTCCCTCTCTATGTGGTTCAATTCCTCGAACTTGGAGGCGAACGTTTCCAATTCATGTATCTTCTCGTTAGGTACAGAGGAAAAGTTTTATTACGGTAGTCTTGATGAGTACAATCTTTTACGTAACACTTCTTATCGTGGGAGCCTGCGCGAACATTTTATTCACGTCAATCATGGTGATTTCGGGTGGTCCGTCGCCACTAACTCCGACGGATCGAGAATGATTGTGGGTTGTCCGGGAGAAGATGTAGGTCAGACCAACTGGGGTGCTGTCTATATATATACGTATAGTAATGGGTCTTGGGATGATGGTGTAAGAATCGGTGCACCCACCCAATCGGGGACTAGTGACCAAGAATTTGGATATAGCGTTGATATGAACTCCAATGGAACAAAGGTTGTCGTCGGGTCGCGCTATGGTGATGAGGGTGCTAATGATGCTGGTGCGGCTTATGTATATTCATACATTAATGGAACTTGGACTTTAGATACGGTATCGGGTGTTGTGACGGGACGGATTCAAGCATCGGATAGGGCGGCTAATGATGAGTTCGGTACCAGTGTATCCATGAACGGTGATGGAACGAGGATTATTGTGGGGGCGGTCGGTGAGGATACACCAGTGAGCAATGCTGGTAAAGCCTATATCTATACCTATAGTAGTGGGTCTTGGGGTTCAGAAAAGATAATTCAGGCATCGGATGCTTCCAGCGGTGGCGACGCTACCTTCGGTATCAGTGTTGGTATGAATAGTGACGGAACGAAGGTTGTCGTAGGAGCACCAACGCATGACACAGGAGGTACAAACATCGGTGCCGCGTATGTGTTTACTTACAACAGTGGTACTGACGCATGGTCCCAACAAGAGAAAATTCAAGCATCGGATAAGTCAACCCCGGATCAGTTTGGATATTGTGTCTCCATGAGTGGTGACGGAACGAAAATTATCGTGACATCACCATACGATGCGTTCGGCTCGTTAACCTCCGCTGGTGCAGCCTATATTTACACCTACAATAATGGGTCTTGGTACGATAGCGGTAACAACGAACAGAAAATCACGGCATCAGATAGAGCGGTCTCTACTAATTACGGTTGGTCCGCTGCTATAAATTATGACGGGACAAAGGTTATCGTGGGAGCGAAGTATGAGGATACTGGTGGTGTTAACCATGGTGCAGCCTATATTCACCATTATAATGGTTCGTCGTGGTCTCAACGAAAGAAGCTGAGTGCACTTTCTTCTGCGAACTATGACCATTACGGTCATAGTGTCGCCATAACTTCGGGTGATGTGGAGAAATTTATGGTGGGGGCGCGCGGCAACAAGCATGTCTACATATATACCCCTGATATATTCGGGTACCCCGCCTCCCCACCCAAATTAAAACTCCAATCGAACACGTGGCACAACCTCACATGCGCGTACCAAGGTGAAGGTGGCTCCCTAGTAACCTACCTCGATGGACGTAAGGTGGCCGAAGACCAAGTCGAAGATACCTTCGGGGCCTACCCACCGTTTGAAATTGATACATATTCGTTAGGTGGATATACAGTTGACGCGTCTTATTGGAATACGGGTGGATTCCCAGCCAGACTGGCATATAACATGTTCCGAACTACTGGTGGGGGCCGGGTCACAGGTTTCCATACTGACAACGGAAATTATGTTCTAAATCCCGCAGATGCCAATTATGATGCCGCTTTGATGACTCTTACAGATACAAGTGGTACGGCTCATTTGGGACACTGGGTATCTTTAGAATTACCTCATAAACTCAGTCCCTCATATTGTGAGTTTGAGCATTATGGCAATACAACATCATATAGACTCAAAGATTTCGTGATTTTAGGTAGTAATTATGATCCAAAAATGATAAAAACGGGGTTCACACTTCTTTTTTCGGGTCAGGCACACGTTGATAATAACGGTACAAACAAAACTAGTCACGTCTTTACCGGGTCTGGGAAATTCAAGTATTTGATTCTTTTAACCAAAACTTTGAATAGTGGTAACAGTACTTGGATTATAAACCGTTTAAAATACTACGGCCACCGCGAGAACGACCTGGTCCACCTTCCCGATCCCACCAACGTTCTCAAGTATCCGCGTAGAGCGATAAATACCTCACATAGCGCTGGTGATAATAGGTATATTAACAGGTTCGATGAAGTCTCTACGACAAGTGAGTATAGTACCAATGGTGGTACGTACAGTCTTGTGAAGGCTTTTGATAATGTAGATGACGCAGCTAGCACCTATTGGAGTGCTTCGAAGAGAAACAGTATTAGTGGTAACTTGGGTCGATACGCTTCAGGTGCACATGGTGCTTATAATGGTGAGACACCAACTGGTAAGTCATTTATTCCTTCAGGTGCTACCGCAGTACAAAAGGGTGAATGGATAAAGATGAAATCACACCATAAACTTAAACTGAACAAGATAGAACTTTTGGCTTTGAGTACAACCCATAAACTAGTACCATCCGGTGTCCTCATTTGGGGTAGTGACGACGATTCAAACTGGTATTTACTTAAGACGCATATACCTAGTGGAACCGGTGGAGCTGTGACTTATAGTAGTAGACTGGGAGTTATTACCGTCAATTCCACGGTAGCGTACAAATACCACGCTATGGTTATGACGCATATGAATAATTCAGATTCTAATTACACTTTAATGTCTATATCTCAAATGAAATTTTATGGCACAGAAGAGGCCACCTCCGTCCCCATCCAGATTGGTGGTGGGAACATCGATAAGGTGGCCAACTTTAGGGTCTACGATAAGTTTGTGGGGGAGGACCAAGTGAACGAAATATGGAACGCCCAAAAGGAGGAGTTCGGCCGGGCGAAATCCTCGATGACCCTACAGAAAGGTCGCCTCGGGATAGGGACCACGGAACCGGAAGGAAGGTTGGCGGTGGCGGATGAACCCGATCCGACGACGTATGGACTTCAAGAGTTTCCTCCGAAACCCATGAATGCTAATAGAACACATATAGAAGGGCATGGAATATTCATAGCGAGCGCGAGTAGAATCACGAATTCGATGGCGACGTACCCGATTACAAGTACGATACCACTTCAAAGCCAAGATGCGTACGAAGCGTTTGACGGAAAAGTGGATGTATCTTCAGGTTGGGACAGCGCAGGGGGTGTCGATCAATACAGTGAGTCTACAGGTGCGTATATAGGTAACGACGTAACTACTACTATAGATGGTGGTCAGATAAGTGGCACTTTTATACAATTAGAGATGCCATATAAAGTAAAACTTCATTTCATTAGTCTAATGCCTCAAAAGATGTCGGACAGTGACTCAAACTTTTATGGTGGTGCGCGAATGCCAAAAACAGGTTCTATAGTTGGTTCAAATGACGGAGTAAACTGGTATTTAATTGCATCGATTGGACAACTTGCATACTTAGATGGGATATTAACACCATTTCAAACGGCTAGTACAACATTTTATTCACATTTCCGTCTCATAGGTGAAAGTCTTACACAGGGAGCAAATTCTACCTGGCGAAATAGGTTTAATCTTTCAGAATTTAAACTCTTCGGATACCGCGAACAAGTGACGAAACAATCAGTCCTCCATGATGGCCAACTGACCCTCACCAAGAACCTCAACGTTCCTCGAATTGGGCCGGCCCTCGACGCGGATGATACACCTCGTCGGGACCGACTCGTGGTGGAATACAATACCTCGACGAACCCCGTCTTTTATAATGCAGGTGTGCGGGATACGAGTGGGAGAGGAAACCATGGATATTTACAGAATGATGTAAAATATGACGCAATTCACAAGGGATTCAAAGATTTTTCCGGGGGTGCATTACAAACACGCAAAACAAATGATTTATATAAATCAACTGGAGAACATTCCTATTCTGGGTGGTTGTGGCTTGATTCGCCTTCAACTTGGGAAGTTGTGTATGGTATTAGTTCCTTAATCGACTGGTCCGGAAATAATAATCTATCCGTGTTTATCTACTCGTCCGCAACGGGGGGTGGTGGATTTAGGGTTGAATGCCGCGGAGGTTCGGCTACGGATTTTGCAGCTCAATTCCAAACCTCTACATGGTTTCATTTAGGAGTCACGTACGGTGGTAGTGGAGGCACCAACGCTGTTAAGATATACATTAATGGGGAGAGACTGAGAAATGATGGGACGAGCGTCGCTGCAGGTACTGCAGCATTAACTTTGCCCATACATGACCAAACGGTTCGTTTTGGTGGTAGTGCGGAGAATGACGATACTGACCAAACTTATCATATGGATGGTACGATGTCGAATATCAAATTCTATAACACGGCCCTCACTGCCGGTGAGATTCAGACTCTATATGACATGGGTCGTTGTGATGAGGGTAACCATGTAGTGAACTTCTCAAAAACTCGGGTTGGCATCGGCCTTGGGGATGGAGAGGCTCCTATGGGGACTTTAGATGTGCGAGGAGAAGTTTTTGTAGAGGAATTAACGACTCGGAGTGTTCTCAAAGTTGGTAGTGCGGGTAGGGATTATGGTGACGACGAAGACACGAGCTCCCAGAGAAAAAATCTGTTTATCTTTACGACGTTCAATGGCGCCCAAACCGAAGATTATGGTTGGTGGATAGGTGCCCAAGATGAGACTCCCGCGGCGCTTGATAATGATCTATATTTTACAGTCGTAAGAAATGGAACAGAAAATACAGCTGCCGGGATTCAGGATAATAATAATAATGTGAATATGAACTTCACCGGACAACACAGAACCTTCATTAAAGATGTCCCCTTCTCACAAGTTGGGGACCTAGAAGGTCTCGTCGTCTCTTCGGATCAAAACAAATACATTAAAATGAGTGGTGGTATTGAGGCTGGTTCAAATGCGATTACCACAAACGAATCTCTTCCTATAGTATCTCTTTCGAATGTCGCGACCGACAAAAAGTGTTTCGGTGTTATTTCAGCCTCTGAAGACCCCAAAGAAAGGATTGATGCGTATGGTAATTTTAAATCATTCTATCCAAAAGAAAAGGGTGATACTCGTGTCTACATCAACTCCCTCGGTGAAGGTGCCATATGGGTCTCGAATATCGGTGGTAACTTGGAATCTGGTGATTACATAACCACATCCAACATCGCTGGTTACGGTCAAAAACAGGAGTCTGACTCACTCAAGAACTATACGGTCGCCAAGATAACTATGGATTGTGATTTCAACCCAGCGACCCAACCTATCCAGCAGATTCTTCGGTCCAATGTGATCCAGACCTATTATTTAGGGAATGTTCATCACACCAAAACAGTTCCCCATGCGTTCGTGACGACCACTGTGGGTGCGGATGACACCTGGTCCAACGTTTCGGTTTCGCCCTCGGATGTCACCTATGCGGAATGGTCCAACCTGGAAGCCAATACACAAAACACATACACTTTAACATACACTCAGACCAGTAATGTGGTCTACGACACTAAATACACACTCACGACAACCGCGAATGTCACTGAAAGTGATCCATGGGATCGGGTCTCGATCGATCCTCCAAGTGTAACCTACGCGGAGTACTCGAACCTTGAGGCGAACACACAAAGTTCATACAGTTTAACATTCACAAAAACAACTACAGATGAAAAGACTCCCGATGAGTGGTCGGCCCTTGAATCCAACACACAGTCTCTCTACAACATGGTCTATTACCAATCTGTGGAGGAAGAGGTGGCCTCAGACTACCCCGGGGCGGTCGCCCACACAAGGGTGACCGATGTGATTGAGAATGAACTTGATGCGCATGGTCAGATCCAATGGGAGGATCACGCCACAGAGACAGAGAAGGCATACAAGGTGAGATATCTCACAGCTTCAGGTGCCCAAACAGATTCCGCAAATGCGGTGCACATAGCGGCCTTCGTGGGGTGCACGTACCATTGTGGCTAAGTCCCGATTTGAGACCGAAGGTCTCTGGTCGTACATGAAAAAAAAACAAACTTCTTACAAATTGAGTTCCAGTTTGTAACAAGTCCCGTATCAAAAAAAACCCGAGGGGTTTTGGTCTTTTAAAAAAACCTCCTCTTATATTAAATGCCTATCATTGATACCCCGGCGGGTACTCTTGAGGTAACTAACGCTATCTTGAGTGCCAGTGAATTTAGGGGGACTCAAAAAATAAGTGTTTCTAACTCAGCACCAACTAAGAATTTTTCAGTAGGTGACAAATTTCATGTGAGTACAACCGATGTGGATGCCGTTAATATTACAGGAAACCTGGTCGCACAAAAACTTAAAATCGGGAATCTTCTCGTCAGTCCAACCTTTGATTTGGCCGCCGTTTCTAACGTAGGAAATACAACCTCCAATACCCTCCAATTTGCCAATGCTACCACGGGGTTTACAACCACGGCGAACGTCGAGATCGGTGGGAATATTACGCTCACCTCAAACGCCCAGGTGAAGGTAGGTTCTAACGTCCTCGCGGAATACACGGGGCCTCATGGAAGGGAGCCAAAGGAAATGCCGCTCAAGAAGTTTCCTGAAATTGCTTTTGATGCTTCTAAATTTGATAAGAATGATACGACCAATACTTATACACAAGGTGGGTATACCATTTCGACGAATGCACAATACTTGGACGGAAACTATGCGCCATGGGAAATGTATGTTCCCGGAACCGGTCCCCTTACTGGAACACATTATTGGTCTAGCGATTCCACTCAGTTATATAACGCATATTGGGGAGGAACACTAGTAGGATCTCCATCTGCGCATTACCAAACGGTTGTGAGTTCTGTAACCTACAACGGTGTCTTTACAACTATTCAACTACCACACAAAATTAAATTAAATAGCATCGATATACAATCACATAAAGATGTCTATTTCCCACATTCAGGAATAATCGCTGGAAGTACTGATGGATCAACTTGGAATTTAATTCATTCATTCTCGGAACTTTCAACACCAGATACACCAGTTATAGAAAATATAATCACAAATTCAGCTGGGAATACAAATCATTATAATTATTTAAGATTGATTATTACGAAAGGTGGTGGCAATGCTTATATTGGTATACGACACTTGAGATGGAACGGCACCGAGGAACCCGCACCTCCCGGTGACCTTTCCCTAGACACTACCCTAAAGTCTACGTTCAACTCCGTTCGGTCGAACAATTACGTGATGTATTTCGATGGGGAAGACCCAGCTGCCGGGAACGTCCCTAAGTACCTCCCAAGTGGTTCGGCTAAGTCTATCACCCCACATAATGCGGTATTCGATACGACAAACAATTGCTGGACCTTGGACGGATCTACGGAGAGTAACGTGACCACGGGTTCCCTAGGACTTGTTGGGGATGCCCCACACACGGTCTCCACTTGGATCAACGCCTCGAATCTGGACGCTAATGCGACGACTCAACAGCTCTTCAGTATAGGGTCGGGATACTCCGAGGAAATCGTTCGAGTTGATGATACCCAAATCGCCGCGAACACGTGGCACAACGTGACCTATGCGTACCAAGGTGAAGGTGGGTCCAAGGTGACCTACGTGGATGGACGGAAGGTCGAGGAGGCCCAAGTTGAGGATACCTTCGGGGAGTACCCACCGTTCCCTATGACGGGGTACAAGACTAGTGGGTACTGTGTGAGTGCGAGTAGCGATGACTATAATGCGAATGGATTTTATGCTTATAAGGCATTTAATGATGTTCAAGGTGATGAAGGTTGGCACGGTGGTGTGGGTAATGGGACTACACTCCACTTCACCGCCAATGCGGGTGGTTCCGTATATGATGCATCTATATCTGGGGGAACAAGTTCACCTCTTAGTGGAAATGTCGGTGAATGGATAAAATTAGAGATGCCTCACAAACTCGTAGTTGGTTATGTTAATGTAAAATCCCGAGGAACCAGCACGCCCAGTACTCAAAGTCCAAAAGATTTCAAAATCTTGGGATCGAATGATGACATAAACTGGGATATACTCGAGAGTTTTACGAGTGTTCCATATGCCATAACCGGTCAAAATCACGCGGTCGGTGCCACTAAAGGGTATAAATACATAGCCTTTTTGGTGACTAGAATACAAAGGACGGATACCGCTGCCGTTGTTATAGGTGAACTCAAATTTTACGGCCACAAGGAAGGTGACCTGACCCGATTCCCCGAGCCGACGCGGGCGCTCAAGTACCCACACATTCTAACTAAAAATGGAACGGGTGAGGCTGTGATATCTGGAACTAATTTTACTTCCTATGCACAAAGGGGTCATATAATCAAAGCAAGTAGCTGGATTGCAAGTTACCCTCCATATGCCGTATTTAATGGGCAGACGAATATAGACCAAGGTACTGTTTGGGTTGGTGGATATAACCAATACGGTACCTCACATGGTAATGGCACTGGTGGATATGGTGGTAGTAGAAATTTAAAGACAGATCTTGGTACAGGTGGTTCTGCTACGAGTAACGGTGAATGGTTATATATTGAAATGCCTCATAAAATCAAAGTGACATCAACTAAGATTGTATCTTATGACACATCTCCATCAACGGGTCACCCACCGGAAAATTTAATTATTTATGGTACAAACGATCCATCTTCATCTGGTGGTTGGAATGTAGTTGATAACACATATGCGAGTAGTAGTTCTGGTGTTCCAAATAATACCACTGGTAAAACATGGACAGTTTCAACCGCATCAAGTCCTACAGCGTATAAGTATTTTGCATACGTTCTTGTTAAAGTTAATAACTCTGGAACATTGTGTCATGCACTTTTAAGTGATTGGCAATTGTTAGGTACAGAAGAAGATACCGGCACCCCCGCGATCGTGGGTGGTCCCTTCGCGGGTAAGGTGGCGAACTTTAGGGTCTACGATCAGTACTTGGGTGACGAGCGGATCCAAGAGATTTACGATGCGCAAAAGGATGAATTCGGGCACAAGAAATCCTCGATGACCTTCTACAAGGGTCGTGTAGGTGTGGGCACGACTGAACCTGAGGGGGCCTTGACGGTGGTGGATGAACCCCACGCTTTAGCAAAGTTCCCCGCGAGGGCAGTCTCCGCGGATGATTCGTATGATGAAGGGATCGGTCATATCAAGTTAAGTGCCGCGGATGGGTCGGGGTACCAGGCTTTCGATGGTCTCACTTCAACTTCGTGGGCGGCCACACCCACTAGACATACCCGTCTCTCCGAAGAAGTTGATTTCGGGGCATGGCTCAAGATCCAAACCCCCGAATCGGTGAGTCTCAAGAAGGCCGAAATTGAGTCGAAACCTGATTTGGTGCAGGTGGGGAGTGACATTAATGGAAGCGCCACTAATGATCAACTTGGTCGCGCGGTCGCGTGTTCACATGATGGTACACGTATAATCGCGGGTGGGCATGTTCATAGTGGAGACCAAGGAATGGTGAGAGTCTACGATTGGAATGGAACTACATGGGAATTGATCGGTAATCAAACACTCACGGGTACCGCGAATCTTGATAAATTCGGTTCATATGTAGCCATTTCTGGTGATGGGAATATCATAGCTGTAGCTGCACCTTTTGAGCATGATGGTGCTGTTTCAGACGCTGGTGCCGTTCGTGTATATTATCTTGTGGGTTCGACGTGGACCATTTTACCAGATTCCGGATCACTTACTAAGTCTTATTCACCCTTTGTTGACGCCTTCGTAGGTTCATCGGTGAATAGTTATTTAGGACGAGGTGGTATACATCTTTCGTACGATGGTAGAACTCTATTAATAACGGAACCGTTTAATGATAGTGCGGGAGTTAATAGAGGTCAAGTGCGTATATATACATATGATAACGGTGCGTGGAGCCAAAAAGGTGGCTCTATAAACGGAACAGTCAACGAAGAATCGTTTGGGTCTGGATCGAGTATGTCCGAAGATGGTAACCATATAGTACTCGGAACTAGTGGTGACATAACTTCCGCAAAAGTAAAAGTATACAAATGGAATGGGACGGACACTTGGGATCAAAAAGGTTCTGATTTAACCTACACTGGAAATGATCAGTTTGGACCAGTGGTGAGTATATCTAACGACGGAAACACGATAGCGGTTGGTATAAGGGATGCTGATATAGCTGATGGCGCACTCGCCGATACTGGTGGTTTAGTACACGTGTATCACTGGAGTGGAAGTGCGTGGGGAACTCCTCATAAACTTCTATACAATGAAGCTGTCAACGAACAATTCGGTAGTGCGGTGAAATTATCTGGTGACGGTAAAAGATTGATTGTTGGTGCGGGTGGAGAAAACACTTTCTCCGGAGAATTATTTATGTATAAATATACAGGTGGTTCATGGATTAATTTACAGAATATAGATGGAGGTACTGCGGGTCATTTCGGGTACGGACCCGGATCTGGTTTATCCGATTCTATTACCATATCCAAAGATGGTTCGACTATTGTTGGAGGTGAACTCGGATATAATAGTGGGTTCGTCAATTCTGGCCGTATCCGCGTCTTCTCGATGCCCTCAACCATCAAGAGTATTTGGGGAAGTAATGATGATGTGAACTGGACAAAGATTACCACGGCCCCCACCCGTGAAGAGGCAACCTCCAATGTCGCTGGTCTCGCGTTTGGCTACGATGACCGCCTAGAGTTTAAGAATTTGGATAACCCCAACTATTACAAGTACCACGCGATCGTCGCGGATGCGTTCACCCGTCTCAAGGATATCAAACTCTTTGGGATCCGGAACCAGGGATCGAGTACCCTCCACGATGGGGCCTTGACCCTCACCAAGAACTTGGATGTTCCTAGGATCGGGCCACCCCTAGATGCCGATGATACACCCCGAAGGGACAGACTCGTCGTGGAATACAACACCTCGACGAACCCTGTGGAAGATGGTCTCGTTCAGGATACAAGTGGGAGGGGGAATGATGGGGTTATGGTTGGATCTAGTTATAGTGGTACAGATAAATCTTTAAGTTTTACAAATTCGCCTACGGGGACAAGCTCCGCGGCAACTAGTTACATAACACGCCAGAGTTTGGGTAATAAGGAAAGTGGTAATTTCCATCATTCCGTATCCCTATGGTTTAAAATGACAACTGGAGTTAGTAGTGCTTACAGAGCTATTTTTGAAATAGGGCCCCACCCACGTACAAACACTAAGGATATAGCTCTTTATGTGACAAGTGCTTCCACAACACCTTTTGGATTTGCCTCGGGTGGTAACACTTTATTAAGTAGTGGGTCTGCTTTAGCTGGTCAGGTATATCATATCGTGATCGTTTACGATGGAGCGAAAAAATATTTATACATAGACGGTGTTCTCAATAACAGTGCTGCTTATACATCATTCGACGGTGCCCAGAATATGACAATGCAGATAGGTCGAAATAATCACGCTAACGCCAATGAAGGTATTGATGGATCTATCTCCAACTTTAAGATGTATGTTGGTCATGCCCTCGAACCCTCAGAGGTCAAGACCCTCTACGATATGGGTCGCAATGGGAGTGTGGCGAACCCACAACCCCTTCATATCGCGACACCTTTGTACGCTCCGGGGACGATCGTTCAGGTTGAAAGTTCTACGAAAACAGATACATTTTCTACAGCTGGAGCTAGTAGTCACCCAGTTTCACCCGGTAATGATGTTCCGGGATTAGCGGTAACAATACACCCAAAATTTGCCAATAGTAGGATACTGGTTTCTTATACTGTATCTACTGGAGCATATGGCCGTGCTTACCTTAGGATACAAAGAAAACAGGGAGGGTCGACCACTACTATAGCACCATCAGTGGGGGTTCCTAATTCGACTCACGGTAAATGTACAACATCACATTCGGGTTCTGGCGATAGTGCTGTCGATAGTCAATCATTTGAATATTATGATACGATAGGTGGTACAGAACCAATAACCTATCAGATCCAGGCGTGGACGTATCATTCGTCGTATTATATATATGTAAACAGGGGTCACTCTGATGGACAGGGAAACAATGACGGAACATATTGGGCACGTACACTAAGTTCTATAACCGCCAAAGAGGTGTGTCAATAAAATTCTATGGTAAAAGTAAATGGATATACCTCTCGTTTTGTCCAACTATTATAAAGGTCAAGAATGGACTCTCAATGGTGATGGCTATGAAGGTTTAATTTGGTACGACGAAAGAAACACTCTTCCAAAACCAACCCTCGAAGAATTAACTGAAAAATGGAATGAATATATAGCGGCCCAGCCCCTCGAGAAACTTCGCACCAAGCGGAACGCTCTCCTCGATCACACTGATAGGTATGCTACTCTCGATTATCCTCACTCGAATTTAGCGGTACAACAGACCTGGTTTGATTACCGCCAAGCCCTTAGGGACCTTCCCGCGAACACAGAGGATCCAGCGAACCCGGTTTGGCCCGTCCAGCCAAGTCCGTAGAAGTCGTGCTCCCCTCGTTCCAATCAACTTTGTTGATTGTCCCTTTCCCTACAAACCCATACCAAAGGTTTCTAAGGTCTGTTCCCTTTCCCCAAGTCTCACGATTGGCCTACGGCCAAGTGTGAATTCTTTCCTCCCCTTATAATAAATGTCGTACTACTCGAACCTTGTCAGTATCGTTCAGTCCAACGTCGTTTCTAACGTCACTGTGGCTGAGTACTCCAATCTCTCAGTGGACGACCAGGCGAACTACTTGGAGTGTAACTATTACTCCTCGAACAGTGTGGGGTACTACTCGAATCTGATGGTCTATGATGGAATCAATGTATTCTCCAACATTTCCTCGAATGCCTATAATGAATTGACCCCCGATCAACAGGGTGGATTTACCCCGGTCATAGAATACTCTAATGTCTCCACCACGGATAGTCCCCACCACTATGTCAAGGTCATCACACATTACTCAAACCTCGTGGTTTCTAATGTTGTGACCTACTCCAACATAGACGCGAATGCGTACTCAAATTTGGTCACAACCCGACCTTCCTTCACAGTGTTCCGGAAATACGTCCCAAGTGGATACTTTGAAATTTCTGTCCAAGAATACGCTGCAAAGTCCCTAGAAGATCGGGAAGGCTATGTTCCCGTGACGATTCCAGAGATGATTACTTCTAATTTACAGCCTTTTTATACCCTCGTTTCGGGTTCTGAGTGAACTCGTTCCAGTCGCTTTGCGACTGACCTCTTTACACTTGTTACAAACTACTTTTGTCCTAGTTTGTAACAAGTATCAAACAAAGCCTCCGGCTTTTTCAGTGTTTAAAAAAACCTCATCTTATATTAAATGTCGTTCGAACCACCAGACGGCATTCTGGACATTGGGAATGCGACACTTCGGGTGGGAAAACTTGAAGTCGCTGAAACCTCAGGTCTGAACCAGGGTCTCTTGAATATCGTAAAGAACAACATACTCATAAATGAAAATATCGAATATCCCAGCTCTAATACATGGGGTATCAAGCTCCCTACAACTTGGGTCGCTGAATTTGATGTTAAGGGTCATTCTACCACTAAATATGTAGAATTCAATTTTTACAATGAAGATAAAACTTCAAACGCTTTAGGATACCTTCTAAACTTTAAGGATACAACTTTATCTTTGATGTACGATACAAGTTTATCCCAAGATCAAAATATTCTCGCCACAGCCACGATCCCTACTATCGTTGGTGCTTTCAGAAAGGTCAATATCTTCTTTGAAAGGGGTGTGATCTCCGTCTCCATAGATGGAACTCAGTATCTGTACCACAAGGAAACGGATGGTTTCAACCAAGGTCTCGGTGTCGCTTCACGTGTCGTGAGTACAACCGGCTCAGCTTTTGTGAACCTCTTCATAGAGGAGACTGCCGCAAATTCTAAATTCAAAAACCTTAGGATCGTTAACGGACGATTCATATCCGACAAAACGAGTAACATCGCGTTCATAGGTGGTAACCTAGGCGTGGGTGTGAACTCCCCCCAAGAAGCCCTCGATATCCGAGGGAACATGCACTTCAATAGGGTCTCCAATGTGAGCCAAGTCAGTGTGGACTCCAACGTGGTGACCGAATACACGGGACCCCACGATCGACCCCTGCGGAAGTACCCGGAGGTGGCTTTGACTGCTGATGCGGCTACGGCTTCTGGGTACAAGGGGTATATAGTTAATCAAAGTTCCTTTTATGAAGGGTCCACCGACTATGCGTGGAAATCATTTGCAGGAAATCAACACTGGTTATCTTCGGGTACTGCATTTGATGGTGGGGATGATGTATTTAACGATACTAATGGACCATGGATAAGTATACAGTTACCTACTAAAATTAAACTCGAATACTTAGAGTTTTATACAGGATCGGGTCGTCCAGGTCAGACAGTTGCAGGTGGTTCCGTGTATGCTAGTAATGATGGTAGTAATTGGACTAACATTGGAAGTCTTGACAATTTAGGAAACTACACAGATACAGCTCCCGCGCATGTAAAATTTACACACACAACCCGTTATGATAGGTATTTACTTCATGTCACATCGGTGAGTTTATATACATACGCACATATAGAAAAATTGTCACTCTACGGCCACGAAGAAGGCAGTGGCTCCCTAGACACCACCCTAAAGTCCGTGTACAACGTGCCGGCGACCACGGGGACCCAGTTGGAGGTCTACTATGATGCGAAGGACTTGGCGGAGATGCCGAGCACCGTGACGGACCTTTCCCCAAATACAAATACCGGAGCTTTGTCAACATCTCCACCCACATTGGATACGACTGATGGTATAGAATCTTTCAAGTTTGATGCGTCTTCATCCCAAAGAATAACGAGCACTATAGATACATCGTACTGGGGTACAAACAAACTTCATTCAGTCTCCTTTTGGTTTAAGGCTGATACAATTAATGGGAAGTTTAATATTTTTCATATAGGAAATCCTGCCGCGTCCGAATCCAGTGGATTTTGGATTAGCGACGGTTCCGCGGATTCTAATGGTGGGAACAGTTTAAATTGGTGGTTTTATGGTGGAGATTCTACATTAAAAACTTCTTCATTTTCGTGGGCTTTGGATACATGGTATCACATAGCCCTGACTTTTGACGGTTCAACTAAAAAGTTGTACGTGAATGGTAAACACATCGATTACTCAGTGGGTAATGTTATAACTACTCTACCCACGGGTATTCCTGCTTCGGCTTCACTGGCAGTCGGTAGTACAACCAATTCAGGTGATTACTTCGACGGTTCCATCGCCAATTTCCGTGTATATGGAGCAAAAGTCCTCAATACTGGGCAGGTTCAGGAACTCTACGATTACCAAAAGGATTACTTTTTGGGGTCCAAGTCCCAAGTGACCCTGTACAAGGGACACTTGGGTGTGGGGGTCACCGAACCCTCGGGCCAATTGGAACTCGCGGGAGATGAGCGGATTCAAGAGTATCCTCCTAGGGCTATGACTGGATGGGAAACGTATATGGAAGGTCATGGGGTATTTAGAGCTGGTAAAAGTGGTCATGACGATTATTTGGGGGCATGGGATAGATGGAAAGTTTTTAATAAAGGCTTCACCACGTCTGGTGGCACCGCGGGTGATAGTTATCACGGTGAACTGTCTTATAGTACATCAACCGGTTTATACACGGGGCACGTCACTTCCTCCCAGATCGAAAGATTAGGTGGTATACTCGGTGATTACTTTATTCTCGATATGCCATATAAAATATCGTTAAAACACATAAACTTAACATCAGCTAACCAGAATCGTTCACCAACAGAATTCATTATTCTAGGAAGTAATGATGGTTCAACATGGACACAAATAAAAAGTTTCTCTTCTTCATTTACTGGCTCCGGTCAAACATTACCATTCCAGGTAAATAGTAACGAATATTTTAGTTATTTTGGATTGGTTGTAACAAAAGTCGTCGCATCAGATGGATATCTTATGCTTTCCGAATGGCAACTCTTCGGCACCCCCGGTCCCACGACCCTCGATAAGGGTTCGCTGACTCTAGGAAGGTCCCTCGATGTCCCCCGCATTTCGCGGTACGACGTGGATACGGAAACCCCGAGACCCGAGAAGTTGGTGCTGGATTATGATACCACCGTCAAGAACGATGGAAGAGCGCTAGATATCTCTGGGAGTGGAAATGATGGATTTTATTACGGTCACGCCTATTACTCTGCGCCAGATAAGGCATTTAAATTTGATGGGACAGGTGATACTGTTTATGTTGATACCAATGGTAATATATCTGATACTAATTTACCTACGGGTGATGCTATTTACACTATGTCATGTTGGATAAAAGCGAATTCGGCTCAATACGGCTCTGACGCGGCCGTGTTTTACTTTGGGAGTGGTTGGACTAGTTACCAATTAGCGGGTATATATCATGGAATCAACGGTAGAATAAATATGGATATAGGTAGCTACAATATGAAAACAGCCACAGGAACAATTCAATCAAATAGATGGTATCACGTAGCCATAGTAAAGAGGGGAACGGGGACCCTCACATCAGCTCGTAGTTATGGTAGTATTTATATAGACGGTGTGGAGATTGATCCCGCGAATTTGACTTACAACGCTGGTGGACCACAAGCACTTCAAAGCATAGACAATATATCGATTGGTTCCAATTTTAATGGAGTACCAGGTAGTTTCGGTGAGGCTTTTAATGGGTGTATTTCCAAACCCCAAATATGGAACGTCGCCCTCGAAAACTCGGAAATCAATAAACTCTACCGTCTCGGCCGAACCGGGCGGTCCATGGTCATCAGCGACACGGCCGTCGGTATCGGGAAAGTCCCCGAAGCGCACTTGGATGTGAGGGGGTCACTGAATGTGACTGGTAATTTTAACGGTAATTCACCATTAAAATTTTATAGGTTTCGATTAAACTTACCCTTGAACAACACCGGTACATCATATATCAGACGAAACGACGGAGCGGCGGGGTTCCCATCAGATTACGATGATACAAAAATAATTAGTATTTCTAGTGTAGTATATAATCATAATGGTGATGTAGTCATGGGACAAGGTGAAGATACCGCATGGAAACACAGTATATATTCAATACCACTACATAGTGGCTCGTCGAATGCAGGATTGGTTATCTACCAAAAAGGCTCGAACACGCAGTCAAGTAGCGGTGGTGATCGGCGTTTAGAAATTCTCGTCGTAACATATTAAAATAAAATACTATTTGATAGTATATGGATTCTCTATTACAATACGATTTAGTTGATAAAATCCTATCAGGGTTTTCGAATGTTGTGCCGCAACAAATAGTTATCGAAAATTCTCAAGGGTGGGTATCCAATGTATGGGAAACGATTACATATGAAAATAATGAAGATAAACCACCGAGAGTTGATTTCGAGACTAAACTCCAGGAACTTGTTGACAGTCAACCCAAAATTCGTAGTAAAATTCATGAAATTCTCAAAATACGCAACACTCTTCTCAGTGCTAGTGATTGGACCCAGCTCGGGGATGTATTTATCAATGCTGAAATGCATAGTAAATGGAAGAAATATAGGAAAATGCTTAGGGAACTACCAGAAAGTGGAATAGATTATGATTCTGATGGGAATCCACTTGAAGTACGATGGCCTATTAATCCCGATAATATGATAGAGGGTGGCCCAGATGTGTGTATAAGAAAACGTGATTTCACACCCTCCAGACCCGGATCAAATTTTATGTGATAGTGAATGCTCGGTATCAAAGTGCTTCCAGCACTTAAAAATAAACTCTCACTATATTATAAAATGTCTGGTGGTATTGCCCAACTCGTAGCCGTCGGAGCCCAGGATGTGCACCTCGTCGGTCAGCCCGAGGTGTCTTTCTTTAGGTCCACCTACAAACGTCACACTAATTTTTCCCAAACTGTCGAGCGTCAAGTCATCCAAGGCAACGTCTCGAATGATGGTATGTCCACCGTCCGCTTCGAGCGCAAGGGTGACATGCTCAACTATGTCTATCTGGTTCCCAACACAGGCACTGCGACGGTTGCCGTTGCTGACTGGAGGACTGTAATTTCCAAGGTCGAGTTACTAATTGGTGGTCAACTTGTGGATGAACAGGATTCTACCTACTCTACCCTCATCGCTCCCACCCTCTCCGCGACCTCCTCCTCCAAGTCGGTTGCCGGTGATCTCTATGGTGGCTCCACCAACGAGCGCTTCTACCCTCTCAGGTTTGCTTTCTGTGAAAACTGGCAGACTGCCCTTCCTCTCATTGCTCTCCAGTACCACGATGTGGAGCTTCGCATCACTTGGGGTGCCGCCGCCGCTGATTCCAGCAAGAAGTGGGACATCTACGCGAACTACGCCTACCTCGATACCCAGGAGCGCGAAGTCTTCGCTTCCCAGCCCCAAAATATGCTGATCACCCAAACTCAGAAGGCGATCTCTTCGGGCTCCAAGATCCAAGAGCTCAATTTCAACCACCCAGTCAAGTACTTGGCAGCCGCTGGTGACGATTCGGACACCACCGCCGCCGGTGGTTTGGCGTTCCTCAATGATAATAACAAGCTCAAGCTCCAAATTAACGGTACCGATGTTTCCGACTTCAAGTTTGCGAACCCTAACTACACCTCGGTTCCTCTCTACTACCACACCTCCCACGGTAACTCTGCTCCCGGAACCAAGCTCTTCACGTACCCTTTCTGCCTTGAGACTGGTAAGCTGCAGCCCACCGGTACCCTCAACTTTTCGCGACTTGACTCGGCTCGTATTGTAAATGATCAGCAGTCTGTCAACAAGGATATTTATGCCGTAAATTACAATGTTCTCCGCATCGAGAATGGCATGGGAGGCCTTTTATATTCTAACTAAATAGTAAATGTGGGACCTTATTTTCCTACTCGCCATCGTTTTTGTATTGACGTACGATCCTAAATCCAGGACACTCGAAACGTTTATCGGTCAACCCAAGACACCGTCGACCAGTAAATCTTGTGAAAATACGCATTACGAAGCCGTCCAGTTTGCACAGACACCATATGAATGTTCACCCCAAGGTAGGACTAAGATGGGTGTAATTACTTAAAAAGAAAAAGGGATAGACAAGTATATGATTCCCCTTAATCACGAAAATGTTATGATGATCGCCACAGCAGTATGTGTTGTAGGTGTTATTTTCCTACTTCGCGAGCTTCATAAGACTCGTGAGGAACTCTATGAGCTTCGAGATTTCTCAGAGGATGTCATGGAAAAGCTTAATTCTATCGATGGAGACGGGGACGGTGATGACAATTTGTCGGAAATGACCCCAGAAGAGGAAAAATTGATTGAATAAACATATCCGCATATTATAACTTGCGAATGAGCAATGAAAAAGTACAAGGCGATTGCAATACCGGTTAGCTTTGTCGACGGCAAGCCGAGATTCCTCACTGTGAGAGATTGGAGATTCAAGGAATGGATATTTGTCACAGGAGGATGTAGAAGACGAGAAATTTACAACCCGATTCGTTGTGCTCTTAGAGAACTGGAAGAAGAGACTAGGGGGGTTATATCACTAAAAAATGGACAGTACACTGAGTTTAAGTTTATACATAAAGAGAGTCCCACGGTTGATTTGGAATATAATGTCTTTATATTCTTCGTCAACTATACCAGGTCTCAGCAAAATGAATTCGTACGAAGATTCTATGAAGAAAAGCAAAAAACATCAGTAAAGAAGGCACTCCACCAACCGTATAAGAAAACGTATGACGAGAATGACTTTATGAGTTTTGATACTCTAGAAGAATACAATTCACGTAAACGTTGGAAATTGATAGTGGACAACGTGATTAAAAATCCAGAGTTTTACTCATGCATAAGTTCTCACAATAGAAAAACCTTCTCTATAAAATAATGAAGTCCAAGGCTTTCATATTGATGCAAATTGAGCAGCTTCTAGATAAGAATAGGGGAATGTGCGAAGATGAAATTGCTCAGTGGAAAGAAGACAACAAAGATAAAACTGTATATGAACTTCTAGTTATAAAGAAAGATTTAGCAGAAAAAAAAGTATACCAAGATGTTTCATTTATGAAGTGGTTTAGAGATGAAGACCAATAAATGGATATGTTTAAGAGTTGGTGTGCGTCTCAAAAATTTGATAATGCATCCAATCTATCACATGTGCTCATGGACGGAGGAAAACTCTCTGTGCCATTTGATAGATTGAACGAATTCTATGAGAGATACATAGAAGCTATCGGTACTAGTGAAAAGTTATTCGTTGTGGAACAAAAGACTCCAACTTATAACTTCTTCATTGATATTGATTACAAAGACCAAAATTCACTCTCAGTTGAGGAGATCAAGTCTATATGTAAAATCATATGTGACAAGGTGAAACGTCATGGTGGTAAGAATTGTCTCATATCTGCGTCGCCTCCAAAGAAGGTGGGTGACTTAATTAAGACAGGGGTACACCTGAACTGGCCAGACTTTGTTGTAGATCAAAGTTCCGCGATTGCTTTGAGGGATCATGTCCTTGTAGCCCTCTCTACTGCTAAGAGTTCATATGACTGGAATGATATCATAGATTCATCTGTGTATGGTGATCTTCAGAGGAGGACTAAAGGAAGTGGTTTTAGAATGCCATGGTCCTATAAGAAAGCTAAACACGACGCATGTGGTGGGCAGGGGTGTTCTGGTTGTGAAAATGGTAAAGTGAATCAATTGGCCTATCTTCCAGTTTTCATGTATACACCAGAGCCGTTGAGTACAATTATTCGTGTACAACCAACACCGGATGTCAAACTCTTAAAGATGTCCGCGGTTCGCACAGATGCTCCACAGACTACATTTGTTAAACCACCTTCTATGCCTATGAGGGAGGGTGCCTTTACAGAAGACGAAATTAAGGATGAACTTCAGGATGAAGAACTCAAATACATGATACAGTCTTTCGTT